CAGGTAGGACAGGTAGGACAACCGATGTGAAATCAAAGCATTACATGTGTCCTACCTCTAATTTTTCTTGAGTGGAGGTAGGACAGGTAGGACAGCAACTGAAGAAAGGCCTGCGAGTATGGTTGCGTGGCATGTGATCGAGTGCTTCGAGGGGAAGGATCGGGAAGTCTATGGCCGTCTTGCGGCGCTCGGCTTTGAAGTATGGCGGCCGGTCCTGAAGGTGCGCTCGGCGGCGCGCTGGGACGGCAAGCCGCTCGAAGCAAACAAACGCAAATCGCGCTATGTGCCAATCTTCGGCCGCTACCTCTTCATCCGTATTGAGATGACTGATTCGGTCTTTGGCGCGATCAAGGAGCAGCCTGGCGTCGATGCGTGGTTGTGTTTTGCTGGGTCGAATGAGCCAGCCATCGTGCCCGACGAACTCATAGCGCATTATCGCCAACTGAAAATCGAACGCGTCGTTGCAACAACCATTTACAAAAACGGCGATAGTGTAAGGGCGCTGCAAGGCCCGTTCACAAACCTTCAAGGCATCGTCAAGAGAGTTGACACTAAGGGCGTGGTGTGCGTTGAAATAGGCATCTTTGGCAGACCAACGCCCATAATCTTCCCTGTTGGTCACGTCGAGCTTGTGGAGCATGGCCGCCGGCCACCGATCGAGCGCGACGTTAAGCAACGCCTGCAAAAGCGGGCGTAAGTGCGAAGCCTGCGCGGCCTCAGCCCTCGCTAATCTGGTTGGCATGCCATCCTCTCCCAAGACGGCGCGTCCGTCCTTTCGCGCGCTCGTCCCCTCGGAAGCGAACGCTGACTATGAGGCGCGGCGCCGCGCCCGCTACGTCTGGCGAAGCTGGTATGGAAGCCAGCGCTGGCGGCGCATGGCGAAAGCGCAGCTTGCCGCCGAGCCGCTGTGCTGCATGTGCGCAGCGGAAGGCCGGGTCGAGGCGGCGGCTGTAGCCGATCATGTCACCCCGCATCGCGGCAACTGGACGCTGTTTTGGGAAGGCAGGCTGCAATCACTTTGTCGCCATCACCACAACAGCGCCAAGCAGCGCGAAGAGGCCGGGGGGCCCTAATCTTAGGGGCCTAGGGGCGGCGACCGGTCAGGTAGGCCCCCGAAAAATTCCGCGGTATTGCGGAAAGTTTTTTTTCTCCGAGGATCAAATGGGACGTCGCCCCGATACGCCCGCCATGCAGGCCGCGAAAGGCTCGCCCGGTAAGCGCATGTCGAAAGCCGATCGCGCTCAGGCCGAAGCTGCGAGAGTCGCCAGCATGATCGCGGCGGCTCCCGCCGAGTTGGGAGACGCCTTGGCTCCTCCTCAGATGATGCTCGATCCACGTCTGGCGCCCGCGATCGCTGTATGGCGCGAGCTTGTTCCGGAACTCCGCTCGATGAACATCCTCAAGTCCGTCGATCGATTGGTCTTCGCGATGTTCTGCCTTCTTGTCGCGGACTATTGGGCTGCTCGAAAGGATGTCCTGGAGAACGGGCATTACACGTGGTGGCAGCCCGCGCATGGCAACAAAAAGCGGATCAAAAGCCCCGCCGCTGACGACGCCGTGCATCTGACAAAGGTCATCTTGGACATGGCGAAAGAGTATGCTCTTACGCCTCTTGCTCGGTATGCGCTTCTCCGCGAGCAGTCCGCCCATGGCGTTGTAACGGCTCATCAGAGCGCCGATGCGCACGGTGCAGCGCCGTCTACGGCTGCCGCCGATGACGACGACTTGATCGGCCTCGCGGCCCGGCGAAATTCGCCGGCCCCGACCCTGCAATAGGCTTTGAGCCAGGAAAACCGCCGTCAATGACCGCAACCGCGCGCGCGTCGGAGCGCGCAGCGCCGCCCGGCTGCGATTTGCCCGAATTCATCGCCCTCGCCGCCGCCGAAGGCTGGCCCTGGGCCGAGATCGCCTGGCGGCGCGCGGCCGCCGTGGAGGGGGCCTGGTATGACGCCGCCAAGGCCGACGCAATCGTCGATCTCTGGCCGAAGATTTTTCGCCTGACGGATTTGCATTTCGCCGGCGTGCCGTTTCGCCTGGCGCTGTGGCAGGAAGTGACCGTCCGCCTCTTGGTCGGCTGGAAAATCGGCGCCGAGATCGTCGACCCGCACACGGGCCGCGCCGCGATCGAGCAAGTCAGGCTGTTTCGCCGGTTGCTTTTATGGATTCCGCGCAAAAACGGCAAAAGCGAATTCCTCGCGGCCCTCGCTTTGCTGTTTTGGGCGCTCGACGCGGTTCACGGCGGCCAGGGTTATTGCTTCGCCTTGAATGAAAAGCAGGCGCGCACGGTTCTGAATAAGATCAAGGCCATGATCTTTCGTGAGCCGCGGCTCGCCAAAGATTTGACCGTCTTCGGCCGCTCGATTTGGATGGCGCGGCGCCAGGCGCGTTTCGAAATCCTGACCGGCAAGGCCGAGGGCAAGCACGGCCTCTCGCCCTATGTCTCGGTCGGCGATGAAATGCACGAATGGCCATCGCGCGATCTCGACACGACCATACGCCAGGGCATGGGCGCGCAATTGCAGCCGATTGAACTCTTCGCCTCGACCGCGGGGCTGAAATCGGCGGCGACAGGTTACGAACTCTTCCAGGAGTCGCTGAAAATCCTCGCCGGACCGATCGATCCCCCGGCGCGGGGCGACGATACGGGCGAGGGAATTTATGATCCGACCTCGCTTGTCGTCATGTTTGCCCTGGAGGACGATGACGACTGGCAAGACGAAAGCAATTGGCGGCGCGTCAACCCCAATCTCGGCCTGTCGCCGACGATCGATTTTCTCCGCCGCGAGGCGGCGCTTGCCAAAAACAACGCCCGCGCCGAGTCGCATTTTCGCCGCTACCATCTCAATCAATGGGTTGAGAACGCCGTCAAATGGATTCCGCCGAAGAAGTGGGACGCGTGCTGCGACGATAAGGACGCCTGGCGCGATCGCGCGGAAAAGCTGCGCGGGCGCAAATGTTTTCTCGGCTTCGACGTCTCGTCGACGCAGGATTTAACCGCGCTTGTCGCTTGGTTTCCGCCCGACGACGATTTCGACACGGTCCGCCTTTTCGCTCGGTTTTGGTGTCCCGAGGAAAATATCGACCTTCGCTCGCGGCGCGATCGCGTCGCCTATGATCGATGGGTAAAAATGGGCGCGCTGGAGGCGACTCCCGGCGATTACGTCGATCAGTCCTATGTTCAAGCCGCGATCGGCGAAGCGTGCGAAACCTTCGACGTGCAAGCGATCGGCTTCGACCCCTGGAACGCGACCAAGCTCGTCACCGATCTCCAGGCCGAGGGGATCGAGGCCGAGCGCTTCGTTAAAGTCCGCCAGGGAATCCCCTCGCTCGGCGAAGCGACCAAGAGCTTCGAAAAGCTCGTCTTCGCCGGCAAACTCGACCACGGCGCGCATCCTGTTTTGCGATGGATGGCCGGCAACGCCTGGGTCCGCTTCGATCGCAACATGAATTTTGCGCCTGACAAAGAACGCTCCCGCGAAAAAATCGACGGGATCGTCGCCGCCGTCATCGCAAAAGCCGTCGCCATTAACGCCGAGCCACAAGGAAACTCCTTTTGGGACTCCTGACCAAAATTTCGCAAATCTGGC